AATCATGTGTGTGTCTTACAATGACGTCATGTCTCTAAAGGTCTCGCGTGCTGTTCTGTTCGGACACCTGAACTTTGTAAAATATTTGACACGCACTCGTGTGCGAAAGTCATAGTCACATTTGCGGCTGTGTACGCGACGATCTTTACACCCTGTTCCTTGAATTTTTCAAACATGCGCCCCGATTTACCGACGAAGATCTTGTCGACCTTCTTGCGAACGTTCTTGCAGTTCATGACCCATGATTTCGCCTCCGTGGCGCTCACCGACCAAAGACTCTTGGACATTTCCTGGCGAACCTCCGTGTCGAAGTGAAGCGCGCGCTGGTGGATGGGTTCGGTCGTGCCCCCTTGCGTCGTCTGTGTGAATCTGTCCCAGTCGATTTTCTCCTTCGCCGCGGGAAACACGAGCACGCCGACGCCTTCGAGTGCGCGATCGCTACAGAAGTAATCAATCGTCGCCTCGTCGATGTTGACGCCGTAGTGGATCATGACGATTCGATCGCACGTTTTCATGCGATCTTGAATCACGTCTGCGATCTCGAACGGGTCGTCGTTCACGAAACAAAGTTCATTCTGAATACCAGCCCGGATCGTTCGGATGTTTAGCTTGAGCACGGTGTGAAGCGTTTTCACATGCGCCGCGGAATTTCTGGTGACGATGACCGTGGTGAACTTCATTTACATCATGCTACGGTTTCGCTTTTAAGCCGGTCATCCATCTTAGCAACGAACGGTAAATTTCCCACGTGACCCAGTGTGGTGTGCACGTGGGCGTACACCTTTCCACCGATCTTTTGCCAACGCCTCGAGAAACTGTAATCCTCGCTCAGGTATCGCTTGGAATCGGGATCAATCATGCAGTCGAACAGGGCGTAGTAGTTTTTGAAATCTGCGTTTTGATGATCATTGACGCAATACAGTTCCGGGTACGCCGCGTGCATCTGCGTGACGACGTCTCTCTTGATGAGAAGAAAGCCCGTCGCGGCGTCGAGCACTTCGACGAACCCGTTCTCGACCGGTCGCTGTGACGCGCCGAAATTTATCACGAGGGATGAGCTCAACATGATGGGCGATCGGGTGTCGTTTTCTTTGACCGCCTTTTCCAATTGATCCCACATGATGACCTTCTTCGGGTAGACCGCGCAGCTCACGTCGTGCCCACCTTCGAGCAAGGCGATGACCGATTGTGGATCGAACTCGATATCAGCATCAATGAAAAGGAAGTGCGTCGCGTCTGTTTTTTGATAGAATCTTGCCAATGCGACTTGTCTCGCACGCTGCACCAGTGACTCGTTCTCCGTCGTGTCCAAGTACATTTGGATCCCCTTCTTCATAAGAAGGATCTGAAGACGAATCATCGACGTGAAATATTTGTCGAGACATTGCCCGCCGTAGCACGGTGTGCTCACAAATAGTTTGATTTCGGACATGCTTTAGTGAAATTACATTTTTGACTCTAAGTGCTTTTTGATGATGATCTCTATTTTATTGAGTGTCGGGACACTCAATCCGCACATTTCACACACACCCGCTTTCGTCACTTGGTCGCTCATGGTCATGTAGATGCACGTCGAGGCGACGCTTTTCGGCGTCTTCGACATGAGCTCGACACAATCTTCGAGTTCCGTGCACAGCTTATTACACGCGTATCTCTGTTCCCTGTTCGTTTCAAAATTATTGAGCAGACGCTGCATGATGTCCCGCGGTTTCGTCGCCGTCGACGTGTTCGCGTTCACCGTCTCCACTTTGGTATCGCCACGCATGACGTCTCGAACTAATTGTGCCGTCCGCGTGACGTCCTTTATGTCGATGTGGAACATATTCGCCACCTCCTCCGCACTTCGAGGGAACGAATGGTGTTTGCAACTAAGTAACACGCAATTAGCCTTGACTCCCTTCCTCACGCCACCTCGCGTAAGTTTTTCTTGTGTGAAAAATTTGTAGAATCGTTTCGCGTCGGAAAGGATGTTATCGGGAAGATGTAAGTGACACGCCTCGTCGATTTCCTTATACGCGTGATATAGCGTGCGATCCTTGTGATTCATGCTCATGTGTAAATTGATTCGAGACAAACGCCTGTTCTCGTATCTCGACACCTTCTTCGCCCTGGTCGACATCACCGTCGACTTCCCCCACGACGCACTGAAGAGATCAGGATTCGCATTCGGGTGTATGCATCTACTCGGGTCAGATACCCGACCGTCGTCCGTGAGTCCGCTCGTCCACTCCGGTGATTGGTCGATGTACGAGTCCTCGATGAGACCACACGCCGAACACGTCGGCAATCCTTCGGGTGAGATCACCTTCACCCCCTGACATTCCACGCAGAAATTCTTCACCAAAATGTGTTGTGCCGGCTTTTCGTTTTCGTGTTCATCGTTGTGTTCTTTTTGAAGTTTGTCTAAATCAGACCAGATTGCAGCCAGCATGTTGGTAATTTAGTCGGGTATGTAAATTTTCGATCAAGAGCGCACTTGGGGGTATGAGACAGTAATTTCCTTAATGTTGTGAATACAAAGGATAGCGATGTTTAGGAATAGTGTAGAAATGTGACATACTATGTGTCATGAGGAAGTACTGATATAAGAGTAAAGGCGATATGTAGATGAATTGAGGGTGATCCAGCGCTGGCAGCGAGGTGTTATCCACGGGCGGACCCGGAGACGGCTCGTCCGGCGCCTCCGTGTCGTGGCTCTCGGACTCGGGTAGTTCGGACATCTCCCGTGGTGTGAGACACGGACTTTCATCCGATCCCTCAACGAGCGCGGTCTCAAATACGCTGTTGGGTCGCCGTCGTCGCTTCCGTGGATCCGATTTCTTGCGCTCGTAATATTTTTGTGCATGGGACGCGACCTGTACGCACGTTCTCGAGGGCACGTAGTGTGTGGATATGTCTTTCCATCTGCCCTTTCCGAAGGTGCTCAGACCCATGAGGAACGCGCTGTGTTCTTCGCAAGTCCACGGCTGCGGACGCTTCTTCGGGCGCACGGGTGATCGCACCATGACGCGCGCGGATATGGCGCGCCTCAAGGGGCGTAGGGTTGATCTTGTTTTTTGGCGGGAAAATTTTGAAATTTCAAAATTTAAATAAATCCAGTCTTTTTTCGCTCCTCCGGTGTTTTGATGACGTACATGATCAAAAGGAATAAGAACGTGGAGACGAGCGCGTATTCGATGTCTTGCGTCGCACTTAACGCGATCGCGACGATCGAAATGTAACGGAAGATTCGACTATCGAACATTCTCTGAAGATTCTTCGGGATAGAGATGGCGTTTCCAGAGAAGAGACCTTGGTAGAGAATGATGAGCGTGAACACGATGGGTTGCGCTCTGAGCACGGACTCCGCAGGCGCCGTGATCGGTGAAAATATGTTCTTGATCTGCATTTATATAGCACTTGAAATTAAATTCATGAGCGTCTCAATTTTCCGTCGGTGGGATTCACTCTTCACGAGCGACGGGCACTCGAGGAGTTCGAGGATTCGGTCATTATCGTCGTCGCGATCACTCGGTGCTTCGAAGTTTCGAATGTAATCGGCGACGATGTACACCACGCCGTCCGCGAATTCTTCTTCAGCCATCTCGAGCCAACTGTCCTTGTCCGTGCCCCACGTCCTCGGATTGTCGATCGTTCGAACACCGTGTCCATATTTTTCACGTCCCAACGCCAAACGCTTGCGAATGAATTCCATCTCACATGATTACGTGATCACTCTTTAATCATCTGAGCATCATCACACCGAGTCCACATGCTATCGCGGTGAGAACGTGAATCGAGTCCACCGTGAACGGTCCGATTCGAAACAGTCGATACGCCAAGGCGTGGCACAGATTCTTTTCACCGCGATTGCCCTTGATTTTCACCAGCGCGTCGGGACAGTATCGGACATTCCTGTTTGTGCTCTTCTCTTGGGTCATGACATTGTCCTCGTCGGTCCAAAACGAATTCTTGCCGTCGATGATTTTCCGCACACCCGGGATACGAGATGAATCCATGTCGAAATGATCGGAATATTTGTGCAGTAACGCTTTGCGCGCACCGTCCCTCGTGACGAAATACGCAGCCGCGGATGCGGACATTCGACCCGGTGCACCACCACCCTCTGGACAGAACCCGTCGCAGTGAAGGAATAAGAAATCCCACTGCAAATCGTCGCCCCTGAGTTTGTCTTCGAGATATCTTCGATCGATGAAGAGTGGGTACGCGTCGTCTTCGAGAATGAGCGCGACGGGGCTGATTCCATGCGTGAGAAAGTGTTCCAACGCCTTCAGGTGCGAATAGCAACACCCAATGTTACTCTTCGGCATGATCGCTCGGGCGTGTGGTTTGAAAAATCGTTCGAGTTCGGGTTTTTGAATCTCGTGGTACGCGTAGCCGTGCACGCGTATTGGCTCGATTCCAGTCTGTCTGAGATATTCTCTCTGAGTAAGGAAACGTTCGGGCTGTGTGTCCATGTTGATCGCGTACGTGCTGAACATCTTATTGTTACAACAGGAAATTACTCATCGTCTTCCATGTCCACGAATTCTTCATCGTCCACCGCCTGATCGTCGTCGTCTTCATTCTCTTCGACGTCCATGCCTTCAAAGTCTTCGTCCTCGTCTTCGTCGTCGTCGCGATCGTCTTCGCCCACGTCTTCGGCGATGATATCTTCATCTTCAGTCGGAAGCGGTAGTTCCTCCTCTTTTTTCGCCTTTTTAGCTTTGGGCTTGGGCTTGGCTTTCGGTTTGAAAACCTTGTCGAGGTCGAATTTCTCGCATACAGACCGAATTCTATCGTGTCGTTTGATGATTTTTTTCAAAAAAGCATCATCCGCCCCAAGTTTTTTGAATGCAACGACGAGCTCTTTGAGCGGTGGTTGCTCGGATTTCGACCAGTACTGTGTGAAAAGATCGTTCAGCAC